TTCTTTGTTCGAATTCAATGATGAATTTACTCGTGCACAATTTGTTGCTCTAGTAACTCCATTTTTGCGTGATATTCAAGGTCGCCGTGGCATCTATGACTTCCGTGTTGTTTGTGATACTACAAATAATACACCACAAGTTATTGATGCTAATCAGTTTGTTGGTGACATTTATATTAAACCCGCTCGTTCTATCAACTTCATCCAGTTAAACTTTGTTGCTGTACGGACTGGTGTTGATTTTACTGAAATCGTTGGTCGGTTCTAATAAATAACTCAACGATATAGGAGAAAAAAATGGCATTCAATGTAGCAGAATTTAGATCGAATATGATTGGTGACGGTGCCCGTCCCAATCTGTTCCAAGTTACGTTAACTTTCCCAACAGTTGCAACTAATGGTGTGGCCGCAGGTCAAAAAGCCACATTCATGGCAAAGGCAGCACAGTTGCCTGGTTCAACAGTAGGTACCGTTCCTGTTTATTACTTTGGTCGTGAACTGAAGTTTGCTGGTAATCGTACATTTACTGATTGGACATTACAAATTATTAATGATGAAGATTTCACAGTTCGTAACTCTATTGAGTCATGGATGAATGCAATCAATTCACATTCAAGTAATGTTCGTGCAGCTGGCGCAGCTAATCCACTAGGTTACACCGTTGATGCGGAAGTAACTCAATACGGAAAAACTGGCGAAGCTTTGAAAACTTACAAGTTTGTTGGATTATATCCACTCGATTTGGCACCAATTGATTTGGATTGGGGTTCAAATGACACTATTGAAGAGTATGCTGTAACATTCGCATACCAATGGTGGGAAGCAAACACAACTAGTTAATATACATTATTTTACGGAGAGGACTTCGGTTCTCTCCATTATGTTTTTTTGAATTGGAATAAAAATACTATGGCAAATAAATTCTCACTCTTCGGTTTTACAATTGCACGAGATAAAGAGCAAAACGCTCAAACCGTGGAAGCTTCATTTACGCCTCCGGCTAACGATGATGGCGCACTCACAATTACTTCTGCCGCTTATTATGGAACATATGTTGATCTAGACGGCACAGCAAAAAACGATGTAGAACTTATTTCACGTTATCGTGAGATGGCTATGCAGCCAGAGATTGAGTCTGCTATTGACGATATTATTGGTGAAGCAATTTGCCAAGACGATGATGGTCGAATTATCAAAATCATTATGGATGATTTAAAACAACCAGAAAAAATTAAGAACGCAATCAGAACTGAATTTGATACCGTTTTGCGTTTACTGAATTACAAGAATATGGCACAAGACATCTTCCGCAGATACTATGTGGATGGAAGATTGAACTACCATATTATTATTGACCGTACCAGACCACAAGAAGGCATCAAAGAACTTCGTTACATTGATCCACGCAAACTAAGAAAAGTTCGTGAAGTTAAGAAACAGAAGGACGAGCGTACAGGTGTGGAGATGATGGAAGTTGTCAATGAGTATTACATATTCAATGATAAAGTCACCACAAGTTCATCCTCAAACTTTGGACCTATTGGTGTTCGTATTACAACAGATTCTATTGTATCTGTGGTTTCCGGCTTGATGGACAGTCGCCGTGCAGTAGTTTTATCATATTTACATAAAGCAATCAAACCACTCAACCAGTTAAGGATGATTGAAGATGCTACAGTCATTTATCGTATCAGTCGTGCTCCCGAGCGCCGCATTTTTTATATTGACGTGGGTAACCTTCCAAAGTTAAAAGCGGAACAATATCTCCGTGACATCATGGTGAAGTACAAGAACAAACTGGTCTACGATGCCAATACTGGTGAAGTTCGTGATGACCGTAAATTCTTATCCATGATGGAAGATTTCTGGTTGCCACGCCGTGAAGGTGGAAAAGGTACAGAGATTACTACATTACCTGGTGGACAGAACCTAGGTGAGTTGGAGGACGTAAAATACTTTGAGAAGAAGTTGTATAAAGCCCTCAACGTTCCAATCTCCAGGTTGAATCCAGAAACTTCTGGTTTCTCTTTGGGTCGTACAGGTGAAATCACTCGTGACGAATTAAAGTTTGCCAAGTTTGTAGACAGACTTCGTAACCGTTTTTCAGACTTGTTTGAACAGGCATTAAAGACACAATGTGTACTTAAAGGTATCTGTACCGCTGAAGAATGGGCTGAGTTTAAAGAAAACATTCACTTTGATTACATTAAAGATAATAACTTTAGTGAATTAAAAGATGCTGAGTTAATGAAAGAACGTTTATCTTTGTTGGGTGCCGTTGACCCATACACAGGTCGTTACTATTCACAAGCTTGGATTCAACGTAATGTATTGCGTTTATCTGATGATGATATTAAGAAAATGCAAGAAGAGATTGACCAAGAAAAAGAAGATGGTCTTGGATTACCAGTTGGTGTAACAAATGATGTGGCACAAGCACAGATGATGGCACAAGTACCACAACAACCAATGAATCCGGCAGACCAAGAACATCAAATAGAATTACAAAATCAGCAACAACAGCAACAAAAGAAGCAATCAGAAAACACATTAGTTAAATTGAAACAAATTTTATAAATATTTTTAATGGAGATAACATGGACCCAAAACAATTGATTGATTACGCACAAGACAACAATGGTGTAGAATTTAGGAATGCTTTATATACTTCAATTCACGATAAAGTGTCTGCTCACATTGATGCCAAAAAGCAAGAAATTGCTCAAACATTAATTGCGCAATCACAACAACCAGAAACAAGCGATGAAAACGTTTAACGAAATAAGAACTTTGTGTGAATCTGAGGATCGAAAGCTTTCGATGGATCCTCCTGCAGTTCTTATTATGAAAAGAAAATCTATTCGTCAATTTTCCAATAATCAAAGAGTGGCTTTATATTATGTGGATAAGATTGATAAATATGTGACAGTACCTTATACCGCCATGCAATGGTCATCCACCGGTAGTATGGACGAAGAAACAGAAAATTAATTTAGGATAAAAAATGGCAACTTCAAATAGTATACAAACACTTGTTGATACAAACTCTAGAACCGTTATTAAACGTATTGGTATTTTTGATGCCGCTGGTGGTGATGAAAATGAAACTGTCATTATTGAACCATTAAAATTATTTGGCGCTTTGAATGCCAATGGTGCATATTATCAAACGGGCAATACTACTCCGGCCGGGTTTAATGCAAACGCATTTACTATTTCAAGAGTTCTTTGTGCAGTAGATGCTGAAGTTGGACACTTACAATTAAAGTGGCAAGGCGCAACATCTGCAACCATTTGTGCCGTTGGTGTTGGGTCTTTTGATAGTAATCCAGGTTATCAGCTTCCAGTAATTACAAATAATGCAACTACTCCAACAGGCAATATAACAATTAAAACTGTTGGTACAACTGCTAATGCAGCATATACAGTTATTATTGAGTTACACAAAAATGGTACTTATTATGATAGAGGTCAGTTAACTGATCCAGCAGCATTTAACTATGGTGCTTATTCACTTAAACCATAATGAGTGGATTTGTTTCCAGACTTTTATCTAATAATCTTGTAGAAGCAAGAAATGAATTAGATGTTAAAATTAGAAATTTGGTTGAGCAAAAACTCAACCAAATTAAAATGCGGGTAACGGCAGAGATTTATGAAGAAATTGGTGTAGAAGTAGATTTTGTAGATGATTTAACTGAGGGTAATGTATTGCGTATGGGTAGAACTAAAATGGTTCGTGTCCGTATACGGCAAGGTAAAGTACAACGCCGTAGAAAATTATCCGCAGTAAAAGGGTATACAATTCGAAATGGTCAAATGACCAGAATGTCGCCAATGGAACGTAGGCACCGTAAAATGGGTGCCAGAAGATCCAAATTTAAACGTAGAGCGAAATTAAGACAGTCGCTAAGAAAAAGAAAAATGTCTTTAAGAAGAAGAACGGCAATGGGATTATAGATGAAACTCATCAAAGAAATTAACGAAACCGTCAATTATCTAACAGAAGATGCTGATGGTAAGAAGTCACTATTCATTGAAGGTCCTTTCTTGGTTGCTGAAACCAAGAATCGTAACGGCCGTCTATACGAATACAATACGATGAAGAAAGAAGTTCATCGTTATACAGAAGAATATATTAATAAGAACCGTGCTTTTGGTGAATTGGGTCATCCTGAAACACCTTCTATTAATCTAGACCGTGTTGCCATTCTTATTAAAGGATTGCGTGAAGATGGTAATCAATGGATTGGTAAAGCCAAAGTTCTTGATACTCCAATGGGTAACATTGCTCGTCAACTTATTGAAGGCGGTGCTCAGTTGGGTGTATCATCAAGAGGCATGGGCTCATTGAAAAATGTTAATGGAGTAAACATTGTTCAGCCCGATTTCTATCTCGCCACAGCGGCAGATATTGTAGCAGATCCTTCTGCACCTGGTGCTTTTGTACAAGGTATTATGGAAGGCAAAGAATGGATGTTAGTCAATGGTGTTTGGACAGAACAAGATCATACTCAAGCAATTCGTCAGATTCGTCAGGCAAGTCGTAAAGAGATTGAACAAGTTAGTCTGGAGATTTTTGAAAACTTCATGAAAAAACTTTAAATATAAATATCCAATATAAATCAAGGAGATTTTAAAAATGGGAAAATTTAATCTGTCAGAAGCCGCTAAAGAAATTCTTGGTGCATCAGTTGCATCTAAGAAAAGTGGTCAAGATAAACCAGCAAAACTAACTGGTGATGTTGCTTATGGTACTAAAGATGCCGGTGATATTGGCACAGAAGTTACTAAAACAACTGACTCAGCACCTGATGCAACTAAAGGTACACCAACAGCAACTGCTCCTGGCGCAACACCTCCTGTAGGTTCTGAGCCAATGAAGAAGCTTGCTGGTCAACCTCAACAATCCGGTTCAGTAGAACAACCCGAAGGTAAACCTTCCAAACAAACTATGGCTAAAAATCCTGGTGCAACATTCCAATCTTATGGCGAAGAGTCTGAAGTTGAAGGCGACTTGGTTGAAGAAGAAAAAGAAGAAGGCCACGAAGATGAAGCTGAAGATAAAAAACTAATCAAAAAAATGATGGCTAAGGAAAAAATGAAAGAAGATATGGATGCACTCTTGTCTGGTGAAAACCTTTCAGAAGAATTTGTAACTAAAGCTTCCACAATTTTTGAAGCTGCCGTTATTGCTCGTTCAGAAGAAGTTATTGCTTCCGTTGAAGCTGAACTCACAGAACAGTTTGAAGCTGCCGTTGAAGAAGTTAAAGAAGATTTGGCTGCTAAAGTTGACGACTACCTCAACTACATGGTTGAAGAGTGGATGACAGAAAACCAAATCGCAATCGAAAAAGGTCTACGTGCTGAAATTGTGGAAGACTTTATTGGTGGATTGCGTAACTTGTTTGTTGAACACAACATTGACATTCCTGCCGACAAGGTAGATGTTGTTGAAGAATTGACTGCTAAAGTAGAAGAACTAGAAGCTTCTTTGAATGAGCAAATCAATCGTGGTGTTGAACTTACTAAAGATTTGAATGAATCTAAAAAGATTGAGGCTATCTACACAGCGTGTGAAGGCCTGACGCAGACTCAAGTAGAAAAATTAAAAACACTTGCAGAAGGTGTGGAATTTACTACTGAGGAAGAATTTGTTACCAAAATGGATACTTTGAAAGAATCATATTTCAAAGCTGACGTTAAAGTAGCAGAAGCATCTGCTTTGGATGAAGTTTTGGTTGAAGAAGAAAAGAAAGCTCCTAAGTCTTCCGATCCTTCAATGGAAATTTATGCAAAAACTATTTCAGCAACATTGAAATAAACTAACCTTAAACACAAAAAAGGAATAAAATGTACTTAACAGAAGAACTACAAAAAAAATGGCAGCCAGTTTTGGAACATCCAGAACTTGAGTCCATCAAAGACCCATACAAGAAAGCTGTAACAGCACTTGTTTTGGAAAATCAACAACAAGCTATGTCCCAAGACCGTCAAGCTTTGAACGAAGTTAACGCAACCCAACCTACTAACGTAGCTGGTGGTGTTTCTAACTTTGACCCAATCTTGATCTCTTTGGTACGCCGTGCTTTGCCTAACTTGATCGCTTATGACGTTGCTGGTGTTCAGCCAATGACTGGACCTACAGGTCTGATCTTTGCAATGCGTGCTAAGTATGCAACACAAGGTGGTACTGAGGCTTTCTACAACGAAGCTAATACAATGTTCTCTGGTGTTGGTTCTGCTAATAACCCATACGGTTTCACAGGC